ACATGCGAATGCGCACGAGCGCGTCGGCGTCAGCCGCCGCGATGACACACTTGCCGATCAGCTTGTTGGCACCAGCAGCAGCGCTCGTGGTCGCGCGCGAATTGCCTGCGTCCCAGTAGCAGAGCGCGCCAGCGGTGATCGCGGTGCTGCCACCGGTCTGCTTCGGGAAGTCATGGACTCCCGCGACCGCGAGTGCGCCGAGCTTGTTCGCCTTGATGTCGCGCGCAGCGACACCGACGAGTTCGCCCAGGACGATGACTGCACCCGCAGCCACATCAGCGCCAGGTGTGTAGTCGATCGAGTTGCCTTCATGAATGAAGCGAGCCATGTGGATGTGTCCTTCCGTTCGTTGCTTTGAGAAGGTGGAGCGCGATCACAAGGACCGCGCCCCACCCGTCCGGGGGCTTGTGTGAATCAGGCCTCGCCCTTGACCTTGATCGCGCCGCGCGGGTCTTGCTCGCGCACACCGAAGTCGATGTAGGCGGCCCACGAGACGCCGAGCGTGTTTGCCGGAGTCGGTGTGCGCTCGATCGTCGGCTGCTGCTTCCCGTTCAGGAAGACGATCTCGAACGCCGCCACGAGTCGCGGGTCGGCGAACAGATACCAGGCCTTCGCGCTGTTGCCCGAGTAGTAGGTGTCCGAGAGATGCGGCGCAACCGACAGCACATACTTGCCGCGGTGCGGGTTGTCGACCGGCAGCTTCGTCTTCGCAGACGAGCCATCGAGTTGGATTTGCGCCGAGCCGAGGAGCACCTGCGCATCCGTTTCGACCTCGACCGGCACGAGCAGTCGCGTCGGTCGGATGTTGATCGGCTTCTTGTCCTTGGCCTCAGTGCCGGGTCCGACCTTGATCTTCTGGAAGCTCGCGCGTGCGAGCGAGAGCGAGTCCACTCCGAACGCGGTGTCTGCGCCAGAGAGGAAGTTCGAGTTGCCGACACCGAAGAAGGTGCCGGGGTTCGAGAGGAGCAGTCGGAAGAACTCGTCATCGATCGTCGCTGCACCATCCATGCCGACCTGACGAGGCAGATCGAGGAACGCGCCGAGGTCGTCGTTGATCAGGTCCTGCCGAGTGAGCGTGAGCATGATGCCCCGCGTCTCGGCCTGGTTCTTGAAGGTCTGCTCAGAGAGCTGACCATTCTTGAGTTCGCCATCCTGCGCGACCTTCTCCCAGCGGCCAGCGCCGAGCAGGCGCACGCGCGTGACCTCGCGGAAGTCCTTCACACTGCCGACACGACAGACATCGAAGGCGACGACAGGCACGGCCTCGTACGCCTCAAGCATCGTGCGCTGCATCGTGCCTTCGAGGATGGTGGGCAGACTGAGCGTGGTGAACGCGGCCTGGATCGTCGCGGCGCCGTCGCCGAAGACTCCAGGCACATGCTTGCCTTCGAGCCGGGCGCAGTTCGCGGCGAGCTCGCGCAGACCGATCGATCGAAGCGGTGAGGCCGCATCGAGAGTCTGCTCGCCGAAGTCCTTGAGCAAGCGCTTCTCGCTCACGCCAGCGGAGAGACACGCGGCTGCCTCGAGTACCTTCTGTGTGAGCGGGCCACGACCCGCACCGATGTTCGGCGCGGCGAGGCCGGATGCAGGGCGCGCGGCCCGGAGCACTTCGAGTTCGGTGCGCTCGGTCGACCAGCCTTCGCCGATCGCCTTCGCTTCGAGCTCAGGGTGACCGGCGCAGAGTGTGTGCAGTGCCGCGATCCGAGTTGCCTCGGCCGCCGCACGCGCGCGCATCTCTGCGACGGGGTCAGTTGCGACGGCAGCCTCCACGGTGCTGGGTGCTGCGATCTCAGTGATTGGTTCTTCAGGCATGTTCGTGTCCTTTGAGGCGGCCACGCGGGCCGATGTGTCGTCGTCGGCGCCGAGCGCCACGAAACTCACTTCGTTCAGGGTCGAGGCGCGCACGATGTGCAGCGGTCCCTCGAAGGTGCGGCCGTTGGCCGAAGCGGTCTGGCCCTTCTTCACGAACTCGGTGCGCGTTGCACGCGCGCCGACACTCGCTTGCCAGGGGAATCCGTTCCGGCTGCTCTCGACGATCTCGCTGGCGACTCGGCCCGATCCGCTCACGAGTCCTGCGACTCGCAGTTGGCCCGCTTCGACACCCACGCTCTCGGTGTGACCGACGATCATCGATTGCGAGTGGTCCTTGAGGATCGGTCGCGCGGTGCCGCGGATCGAGAGTCCAGCAAGGTCGATCACGACTGGCGCGTCCCATCCGGCGAGCACCATCGCGGTGCCGGTGTAGGCCACCATCTCGAAGCGACGGAGCGCCTTCGCATCGGCGCCGTCGCCAGCGCGTGCCTGAACATCAGTCCAGTTCTCGATCGGCGCGCTCATGCGCACGGCGCGGATCTCAGTTGTTGCGAGGGCCGAGGGCATCGCTCTCCTCCGTGTCGGGTTCGTTGCTGTCGTCGCGCGCCACGCCTGCGGCGCTCAGGGAAGAGAGGCCGAGCTCGTCCATGAGCGCGACCTCCTTCGCCCGCTGGCGGATCTGCTCCTCCCAGTCGAGGCCCTGGCGGGCGTACTCGGCTGCGAGAGTCGTCGTGTGTGATGTGAGCCGCGTGGACTGCGCCGTCGCTTCCTTCGCAGGATCGACATGCTCATGGCCATCCCAGAACCACGCGTGCGGCACATTCATCGTGTCACGCAGTGACGCAGGCACGATGCCGAGCGCTCGTGCCGCTTCGCGCAACCACTCGTTCAGGATTCGATCAAGAACGCGGCACTCGAACTCGCTGCGCTCGACACGGATAGCCTTGAAGTAGGTCTGGTGATCAAGGCGGCCGGAGGCGTAGTTGTAGGAGGCGCTGTTTCCTGCCGCGACATTGAACGGCATGTTCAGGCAGCGCGCGATCTCGTTGAGGATCTCGCGCTTGAACTCGCCGTATGTCGTCGACGGCTGCTTCGCGTCAACCTGGCCCATCTTCCAGCCCGCAGGCATGGTGACGAGCGCACGACTCTCGAGTTCGACGGTGTCCATCGGTTCGATGGACTCGGCCTCGCCCGCTGCGGGCGCGTCGGTGTAGAGGATGCCTGCAAAGTCAGCGGCAGTCTCAGCGGCGCCGAGCACGGCGAGCGTGTAGCGACGGAGCTGCGCGAAGAGAGGGAGCGCGGGCGTGATCTCCGGAATGCCGCGCGACTGCCCGGGCCGGTCGACGCGGTAGACATGCACCATCCCCGAGGCAGGCACGCGATCGAACTCACTGCCGGGGAGTCCGAAGAGCGCGCCCGGGTGTGCACGCAGCACATGGAAGAAGGTCGGGTTGCCGTACTCATCGAACTCGATGCCATCGACGGCGCCGTTGTTCGGCAGCTGCCAGAGACGCATCGACGGAGTCGTGACCTGATCGGCCTCGATGAGCCGCAGGTCGAGCATGACCTCGCTCTGGATCTCGGGATTCGTGGTGAGGAGCGCGAATGCTTCGCCATCGACCGCCTTCGCCATCCGCATCGTGCGGAGCTTTCCGGCGAGATCGATCGCCTTCGCCCACTGCATGAACGCCGCTTCGATCGCGGCATTGGCCGCAGGATTGTCTGTCAGCATCTGAAGCCGGGGGCCAGTGCCGACACAGTCGTTCGCAAGCGTCGAGACGATTCCCTTCGCGTACGAGTTGTTCGCGGCCTCGTAGCGCGAGCGCGCACGGAGAATGCGCCGCACTTCAGGAGTTGCGGCCGCATCGGCGGAGAGATGATCAGCCTCGGCCCAGTGACGACGGTTGTCGTCAGTTGTCTTCGCGGCATCGAAGCCTGCGCGAAGGATCACGCGGTGTCGGCCAGATTTGCCGGGGGCAGAAGTGGCACGCGCGCGGTCATTGCCCGCGAGCCGACCCAGCATGGTCAGGAAGAAGCCCATCAGCCGGCCGCTCCTGGCGGCACCAGCTTCGTGAAGCGCAGCGCCTTGCGGGGATTCGCGGCGGCTTCCTTCGACGCGAGATACCGATCGGCATCGATCAGCTCGCCAAGCGGCTGCTGCTCGACCGCGCCCGTCTCATTCGAGGCGCGCGCCGGCCCGGCGGCTGCGTCACGGATCTTCTGTTCGAGATTGGATTCGGGGTCCGGCATCGTGGAGTCCGATGCCCTCTACATCTGCAGCAGCAGGGGAGCTGTCGCACCAAGTGCGCGGCGTGCTTCAAGATCG